ACTGCTGCATCATCGGGGTGTGGGAGGACAGATCGGACGTGTTTTTACTCATTGGGTCGTAGGCAAATTCGTTGAAAGTGATGGGGCAAAGGGGGCGCTTGGCCCAGCATTTTTTGCGATGGGCGCAAGGTTAACACGCGAGGTCGGCCCTTCGCAGGATGCAAACGGCTAGGGAAAACGCAAAGGGGGCGGTGCATTTACTTAAATGCACAAGGCTGATTGCACGCAAGCAACGCTGTTGGCGCGCAATGGAGAAAGTCTTCTTATCAGTACGCTGACACGATTGCCTTGGCCAGTTGCATATCGGACATAAGAGGCGCGGCGTAGGTCGAGCGATAGTACCGAGATGCCTGTTCAAAATCGGCACCGCGGATCTCTCCGTCCGAACCGATAAAAGCAAGGGCATCGGTTTTGGAGGATGTGAAAAGCTTTGGCGCATCGGTCGTGAGAGAGGTAGTCCCCGCAACCAGGATGGTTGGCACGAACGTCGAGTACATCAGCGCTTTATCGAAAGGGTTGGCATTTTCAGCGGCCACTGCTGGGGCGCCGATCAATACCGTGACAGCGATTGCCAGAGTCTTCCATGAGTCCATTCTTCGAAGCTTCCATTTCTATAAGAGGGGCGCACGATAGCAGCGCTGGTGACTTTGCAGATATAAGGCGCCGTCGACGCTGGGGGATTGCCGTGCTTGACGCCGGGGTCTTTAGCTCTCGACTCATCCGTTCGCCCCATAGAAATGGTTCAGCACTATCAATTCAATCACCGCGACGAAACAGCACAGCACAATGAATCCGGGGCTGAAGACCCGCTTGCGATTAGAGCCCCCGTCGCCCAGCGAGCTTAGGTCTGCGCCGTCGGAAATCAACATTAGGATCGCCAGCACGGCGTATATCCACGCCTTGCCCCAGAAGCTCTGATTTCTCCATTCGGTCATTAGTGGTCTTGCGCATACCGCTTTAAATTGAGGTGAATGGGCGTTGGCGACAAGGTTAGCACGCAAGGTCGGGGGCTTCGCAGGTCATAAACGGATAGGCAGACCGTAAAACTGGGGCGACTTTTTTGTCCCTTAGCCCATCCTTGATCAACGCTTCATTGCGTTGCACTGAGTGCGCAAATCGCTATTGCTGATGTTTTCGCAGCTGGCGCCACTTTGTTTGGCATTGCAAAGGGCGCGTTGATCGCTGTCGCTTATGGCGGAGCAAGAGCTCCCATTCATCTCTGCGTTACAGGCGGCACGCATCTCAGAATTACTGATGTTTTCGCAGCTGGAACCGCTTTGTTTGGCGTTGCAGTAGGCTCGCTTGTCAGGATTACTGATAGCGGCGCACGGGCTACCGCTCATCTCTGCGTTGCATTGCGCCCGTAACTCACTATTGCTGATGCTGTAGCAGCTGGAGCCACTTTGCTGGGCGTTGCAGTACGCTCGTTGGTCAGGGTCACTGATGCTGGTGCAACTTGCCGCAAAGGTGTACCCACTGAACATCAACAAAATGGCAAGCACGAGTTTCATTACTTTCTTCCTTGGCTCGCCAGGAATCAGCCTGGCGCTGTTTGAGCACATTGCATCAAGTACCGTGGAACTCATGTCAAATTGACATTATTTTTCCCGGAAGTTCAGCTGATGTGCATGGAATATGCAAATTAGCATTTGCCAACCCTAAAAACTCCCGTCACTATCCGCGTTATGCAAAAACGCAACGTTTCTATCGTCTTAAGAGAACTGCTGGATCGCGACCGGATCTCCCCCACGGAGCTTCACCGGCGTACCGGCGTGCCTCAATCCACACTGTCCCGGATCCTCAGCGGCAAGATCGTTGATCCCTCGGACAAGCACATCTCCCGCATCGCCGAGTACTTTCGCGTGAGCACCGACCAGTTGCGCGGGCGCGCGGCGGTGGGAGCTTTGCGCGAGGACGGACGCGACCCGATGCATTCGGAACTCAAGGACATAAGCCTGTGGGACGACGACACCCCCGTGAATGACGACGAGGTGTCGATCCCCTTTCTGCGCGAGGTTGAATTGGCTGCTGGATCAGGAAGATTCGTCATCGAGGAAAGCGAAAAGGCCAGCCTGCGTTTTGGAAAACGCAGTCTGCGACACAACGGTGTGCAGTTCGACCAGGCCAAGTGTGTGACGGTGCGCGGCAACAGTATGCTGCCGGTACTGCGTGATGGCGCGACGGTCGGAGTGAATGCGGGCAAGAGTGGCATTGGTGACATCGTCGATGGTGACTTGTATGCCATCAATCACAATGGCCAACTGCGGGTGAAACAGCTCTACCGCCTGCCTTCCGGGATTCGTCTGCGCAGTTTCAATCGCGATGAACACCCGGATGAAGACTACAGCTTCCAGGATATCCAGGACGAGCAGATCAGCATCCTCGGTCATGTGTTCTGGTGGGGCATGTACGCCCGTTAACCTTCTTGCGTAAGACAAAGCCCGCTCATTAGCGGGCTTTTTTTCGCCTGCAGAAAATCGGCAAACCCTGGGGTTGTAAGGCCTGAAATGCATTCGTGCATTTCACGGCTAAAAATAAATGCATTTGTGCATTGACTGTATATGCATACATGCATATTCTCCATCTCAAGCCAGCCAACAAGGCCTGGTGGAGGCGGCAAGGATGCTGCCAAGGAAGACAAGGAAGGCACGCAACATCGGCAAGGACGCCATCAGAGCGATGGCAGGGAGGCCAGGCAACACCGGCAAGGATGCCGACGCTCTTTAGTCGTATCGCTTCAACAAAAAAGGCAGCGATGAACCGGCCTGATAACGGTTCAGAGGGTTGGCAACTGACCCGGGTGTGCAGCGTAAAGCACCAGAAGCAGTTATCCGGCAGACAGGGATCGTGGTCGGAAAAACATTGAGGAAAGATCCGTACCGCGCCAGTAGCGCCGAAAGATCGATGTTGGACCGCATTACTGAAAAGCCTGGGCAACCGGGCTTTTTGGAATGCCTACCCATAAATGGATTTACCCAAGAGCCGGCCCTGCGCCGGTAGTGCTCAGCCAGGAGGCGTGACATGACAAACGAGCAGCAAGCGTTAGCGGAAATGCCTATCTGGCTGGTGATCGTACTGGCCCTGATCGGCGGGGTGTCCGGTGAAATGTGGCGCGCCGACAAGGAGGGCGCGCGCGGTTGGTCACTGGTACGACGCCTGGCCTTGCGGTCCGGTGCATGCATGGTCTGCGGGGTCTCGGCACTGATGCTGTGCTACGCCGCCGGCATGTCGATCTGGACTGCCGGCGCCATTGGTTGCCTGACCGCCATGGCCGGCGCGGATGTCGCCATTGGCCTTTATGAACGCTGGGCAGCCAAGCGCATCGGTGTCAATGAGACCCCGACCTCGCGCCCGGACCAGCAGTAACCGCAGCAAGGATGCAACCACATGAGCCTTATCGAAAAACCTTCCCAGTTGCCCGTGGCGATTGGGGCGGCGCTGAAGAGCGCCTTCCCACACTTGCCTGTAGGCAATTATCAGGACTTTACCGGCGTCGCGGATAAAATCGGCGTGCTGATCAGCGTCGAGCGCAACGGGCCCGCAGTTCGCTCCCTTGAAGGGCGCAAGGCGCATGCCTTGTCGGTCTCACTCAGGGCCACGGTCGCCAGCGGGGCGGCAGCCTTTGAAGCCTGCGACCTGGCCAGCCAAGTGATGGACCTGGCCCTGGATAACCGCTGGGGCCTGCCGCCCGACCAGTGTGACCTGCCGACGGCTATCGTCGCGGCGCCTTCCGGATTGACCGGGACCGAAACGGACTACGACACCTGGATCGTTTCCTTCACCCAAACCCTCTATCTCGGCCCGTTACTGCTCGAGGATCCCACAGGCAAACCGCTGTTTGCCCGCACCTGGGAAGTCTCGGACATTGACGATCCAGATCAATATCGACCCCTGCAGGAGTAGTCCATGTTCGATGCATTGCTACGCATGCAACTGGGGCCGATCGTCGAACGCCTGGCGGAAATGGAAGCCCAGCTGGAAGACCTGTATCGACGCGCAGAAAGCTTCTGCCGGATTGGCGTATGCCAGGAGGTTGATGCCGCCAGTGGTACCTGCAAGGTCAGCCACGGGGACTTACTCAGCCCGGCGATCAAGTTTTTCAACCCGAGCGCTGGGGCGCAAACCGAAACCCGCATCCCTTCAGTGGGTGAGCAGTGCCTGCTGCTCAACTACGGCGGCGGGGAAGGGGGGACGCAGTCTGTGGCTTTGTTCGGCCTCAACAGTGGTCTGTTTCCGCCCGTGTCCGCTGTGGCGTCGCTGACGCGCCGTCGTTATCAGGACGGCACCCAAAGCGACTATGACGACGCCAGCCACATTTTCAATTGGGTCAACGGCCCCACCACATTCAGCGGCTCCCGCGAGCAGGTCGACCTCAAGATCGGCGCCGCGAGCCTGAGCATGAATGCCCAGAGCATCACCCTGCAACTCGGCGCCACCGGCTTATTGCTGGATGCCGCCGGTGTGCATTTGAGCGGCCCGGTGGTGGATCACCAGGGTCGCGTGATCAGCAGCGCATAAGGATTTGCCATGATCGGAATCGACAGGAACACCGGGGCAGCCGTGGATGACTGGCTGCAATTTGTACAGCGCGCCACCCGAGCGCTGACCACTCCCGTGGGGACACGCCAGAAGCGCCCGTTGTACGGCTCGATGGTCCCGCAACTGCTCGGCCAGAACCTCGGCGATGACCTCTTGCTCCTCGCCCAAAGCCATGCCGCCCAAGCCTTTTTCAACCCTCAGAACGGCATCGCCGACTTCCAACCCCAGGTCATCGTCGCCACTCGCCAGGGCGCCGGCCTGCTGCTGCGTTTTGCCGGCAGCTGGAAAAACCGCCAACAAACTTTTGAGGTCGTGACATGAGCATGTTGATCCCAGGCCAGAACCAACTGGCGGAACCGGCGATTATCACGGTCGACGCGTTCGAGCCGTTGCTCGCCGAGTTCAAGGCGTTTGTCGTCGACTATGTCGCCACCCGAGCGCCGCAAAGCGCGGCCAAGCTCAAGGTCAGCCTCGACAATGAAAGCGAACTGCTGACCCTGGCCCTGGAAGCGTTTTGCGTGCGCTTGCAAACCCACGAACGCAAGTACAACGCCCGCATCAAGCAGATGCTGGCGTGGTGGGCGACCGGCAGTAACCTGGATGCACGCCTGGCGGACATGGGCCTTGAGCGCCAGGTGCTCGATCCAGGCGATCCCGCCGCGTTCCCGCCCGTGCCGCCGACCCTGGAAAGCGATGATGATGCCCGCCTGCGCTATTACCTGGCGCCCCATGCACCGGCAGCAGGCTCGCGCATGCAGTATCGCCGTGAGGTGTTCACCCTCGGCGAGCGGCCGGCGGTGAAGGTGCAAAGCGCCACCCCTGGCGTGGTGACCGTCAGCTACACCTTTGATCCGGACGGGTATGCGGCCCAGGTCAAGGACGGAAACGCACGACGCACCGCGCCCGGTGAAGTGATGGTCACTGTGCTGTCCAGAGAGGGTGATGGCAGTGCTTCTGCCGATTTGCTTGACGGTGTGCGTCGACATTTCGCACGGCCCGATGTACGACCGGAAACTGACCTCGTCACGGTCCAAGGTGCACAGATTCAACACTACAAGATTCGCGTGGTGGCCAAGATCAATGCCGGTCCGGATTCGGGCCTGACCCAAGTGGCTGCACAACAGCTGCTGCAAACCTATGCCGACTCCTGCCATCGCCTGGAAGGGCGCGTCGACCCAAGTTGGATCGACTACGCCATCCACAGTGCCGGCGCCGCGCAGCTGCAAATCCTCGAACCGCTGCAGCCGATTATCAGCACGGCATTCCAGGCTCCGTACTGCACGGGCGTCGAGGTGGAGGTGCGCACGCTATGACTGAACCCAAAGCGAGCTTGTTGCCCGCCAACAGCTCACCACTTGAGAAAGCCCTGGACCTGGGGTTCGGCTATTTGCTGGAGCGGGTCACGCCGCCTTTCCCACAGTTGATGGACCCGGATCACACGCCTTCGGCGTTCTTGCCCTACCTGGCAGCGGACCGCGCGGTGAATGAATGGAGCACCACGGCCCCCGAGGCGGAGAAGCGCCTGACCGTCAAACTTGCCTGGCCCACCGCGCGACAGGCCGGTACCCGCCAGGCCCTGGAAAATGCGGCCAAGGGCTTGCAACT